GTCTGACATTTTCCAGAAGTACATGGATATTGCCTTTGCTGACGTGACAAACTTTATGGAATTTGGGAATGAAGATGTGGATGTGATCCTGGATACGGGAGAGCGAAAGACCATCACGGTAAGTCATGTCAACATCAAGAATGATGCAGACGTGGACGGAACAATCATTTCCGAAGTCTCAAAAGGTAAGGATGGCATAAAAGTAAAGCTTGCCGACCGGATGAAAGCCTTGCAGTGGCTATCAGATCATATGGGTCTTGCCACCGAAAAGCAAAAAGCAGAGATTGCATTACTGAAAGCCAAAGTTCAGACGGACGATGGCGATGAGGTTGCAGATGATGGATTCCTTGACGCTCTGAATGGAACTGCGGCGGAGGACTGGGGCAATGAAGAGGATTAAGCGGGTTTTCAAATTCAAGCCATTTTCAAAGAAGCAGCGCAAAGTATTGAACTGGTGGTGCGAGGATTCTCCGGTTAAAGATAAGGATGGCATTATCGCCGATGGTGCTATCCGGTCCGGAAAGACAGTGAGCATGTCACTTTCGTTTGTTATGTGGGCGATGAACTCATTTGACGGCGAAAATTTCGGTATGTGTGGTAAGACAATTGGCTCTTTCCGTAGGAATGTACTATTTTGGCTTAAGCTGATGCTCCGTAGCCGCGGTTATACCGTGGCAGATCACAGAGCTGACAATTTGGTCATTGTTTCCCGAGGTGGCGTGACCAATTATTTCTATATATTTGGTGGCAAAGACGAACGATCGCAGGATCTCATTCAAGGTATTACCTTGGCTGGGGTCTTTTTTGATGAAGTTGCGTTGATGCCAGAAAGCTTCGTGAACCAGGCAACAGGGCGATGTTCTATTGATGGTTCAAAGTATTGGTTCAACTGCAACCCGGATGGACCATATCACTGGTTTAAGACAGGATGGATTGATAAGCGGGAAGAAAAGCATCTGCTGTATCTGCATTTCACGATGGATGATAACTTGAGCCTGTCGGAGAAAATTAAGGCGCGATATCGTAGCATGTACACAGGTGTGTTCTATCGCCGGTATATTCTGGGACTATGGGCGATGGCTGAGGGCATCATTTACGATATGTTCGATACTGCCAAGCATGTGCTTTCCAATCTGTCAGACCTGGTCAATACAAATTACTATGTGTCTTGTGATTATGGTACACAGAATGCCACAGTATTCCTGCTGTGGTGTAAAGAACGTTCCGGGCGGTGGGTGTGCTGTCGTGAGTATTATTATTCCGGCCGTGACGAAGAAAGGCAGAAAACTGATACCGAGTATGCGGATGATCTGGAGCAGTGGCTTGATGGAATAAAGCCGGTAAAGATCATCATTGATCCGTCCGCAGCGTCATTTATCGCAGAATTGAAAAAGCGTGGCTATGCGATTAAGAAAGCGAAAAATGATGTGCTGGATGGCATCCGGTTTGTAGCATCATTATTGAATGAAGGTAAGATTGCAATCAGTGACCAGTGCCCTAATACGATTAAAGAATTTGGTTCATACATATGGGATCAGAAAGCATCGGAGCATGGCGAGGACAAACCGGTAAAACAGCACGATCATGCAATGGATGCACTGCGGTACTTCTGTTATACGATTATTCGCAAACCGGGTAGTATTGGTATTTTGAAGTGAGGGATAGATATGATATTTAAAATAGCTGCTCTTTTATTTGCAGTTTCTTTTTTTAAAGAAATGGATAAGGCAAAAGAAAATAAAGATTTATGTGAAATCGTCTACTGGGGCGCATTATTTATACCATCAATACTTATGATTTATTTCTACAGATAATTTAATCATTGGAATTGCGTGGAGATAGATAAAAAGTGGGAGAACAGCAATGGATATTGAAACAATGAAACAACTGATAAAAAAATATGAACCCGGTCACGCCGCGTTTGTGACGCGTGCAGCAGTGGCAGAGCGGTATTATCGCAACGAGACTGATATCCTGTTCCGGGACAAACCAAAAGACAAGGGAAAAGAGGAATCCGACAATCCGCTTCGCAACGCAGACAACCGGATTCCCCGTAACTTCCATGGTCTGATCGTGAACCAGAAAGCATCCTATGCGTTTACTGCACCGCCGTTATTTGATGTTGGAAATACTGCCGCAAATAAACACATCACAAAGGCTCTGGGGGATGAATATGCGAAAAACTGCATGGAGCTATGTGTAAATGCTGCCAATACCTCAATCGGTTGGGTGCATTACTGGCAGGGCGATAGTGGTTTTGAATGGGCGGTTGTTCCATCAGAACAGGTCATCCCGGTATTTGACCGGAGTTTAAAGCGTAGGCTGATCGGAGCCATGCGGGTATATCCGGACATCGACGATGCAACTGGAGACAATTATACCGTGTATGAATACTGGACGGATACAGAGTGCCAGGCATTCCGGCGAAGGGTGGGAGAGACACTTGATCTGCTGACATACTATGAAATGTTTGCTGATCCTGCTA